GCCGCCCAGGTGGCTGTGGCCGCCCAGGCGGGCAGCCCGTCCGCCGGCGGCAGCATCACCGGCCAGGCCGCGCACGCCACCGTGGCCGCGCCCGCTGGAACCCCGGCCAGCGCCGCGAGCACCACCGGCGCTGCGGCCCCGGTTGCGGTGGCGGCCCCCGCCGGCGTGGCCGCCGGGGCGTCGCCGAACGCGAACGTCGCCGGAGTGGCCGCTGCGGTCACGGTGGCCAGCCCCGCTGGGACGCCGAACAGCGGCGCCGCGGTCGCCGGCGTGGCCGCCCCGGTCACCGCCGCCGGGGGGCAGGGGACCGCCAGCGCCCCCGCCGCGGTCGCCGGCACCGCCGCCCACGTCACCGCGGCCAGCCCCGCGGGCACCACCGCCGCGGCGGCCGGCGTCACCGGCGCCAGCGCCCCGGTCCTCGCCGCCGCCCCCGCGGGCGCCCTGGCAGCCGCCGCCCGCACCACCGGGCTCGCCGCCCTCGTCACCGCCCTCGGCGGCACCGGTGCCGCCGCCGGGGCGCTGCCGTTCACCATCGGCGCCCTGAGCGGCTCCGCGGCACCAGCCTCGGTGCTCGCCGGGGGGACCGCCAGCAGCGCCCTGACGGCCGCCGTGGCGCCGCAGAGCACCATCACAGCCGGAACAGTCCAGCGGACAGGAGGGCCGGGCTAGTGGCACGCTTCCCGCTCGGCCAGCCGGTCACCATCGGCCCCATCACCGTCCGGGACCGCACCGGGACACTGGTGGACGCCGGGACGCTGACCCTGGTGGTGAAGCTCGCCGCCGCCGACAGCACCTGGACCACCACGGGCACCTACGCCACGCCCGCCCACGACGCGACCGGCACCTACCACCAGGACGTCCCGGTCACCGACCTGGCGGCGGCCGGGCACTACCAGTGGGTGGCGACGTCCACCGGCACGGGCGCCGGGGTGACGTACGGCGAGTTCGACATTTTTGACCCCTACGAGACCAGCGTCCTGCCGTTGCAGGACGCGAAGGACCACCTGAACATCCCCCAGTCGAGCACCGCCAGCGACGCTGAGCTTCAGTCGTGGATCGCCACCATCGAGTCGTCGCTGAAGGCGATGACCGGCGGCCCCGTCGTCAACCGCACCGTCACCGCCGAGCGCGCCGAAATGATGGGCAACCAGACGGTGATCGTGGTCCGGCAGCGGCCCCTGGTGTCGGTCACCAGCATCACCGGCGCGGGCGGCAGCCCGATCGACATCTCCGGCGGCCTGAAGCTCGACACCAACGCGGGCGTGATCCGCAAGCCGCTGGGGCTGCCGTTCTACGGGCCGTTCTTCTCCTGGCTGCCCGAGGTGTACGTCACTTACGTCGCCGGGTGGGGCACAAGTGTCCCGGCGGCGTTCAGCAGCGCGGCGCGGATCATCCTGGCGTGGTGGTGGGGCACCCAGCGCGGCCCGTCGCAGCGGCCGTCGATGGGTGGCCAGGCCGCCGAGGCGGTGGCTGTCCCCGGGTTCCCCTACGCCATCCCCAACGGCGCCGCCGAGCTGCTGGCCGGCCACCTCAACGGCATGCCTTTTATGAACGAAGCCTTCATCTAGTGGCTTCCAAGGTCCCGGCGCTGATCGACTGGCTGGTCGCCGCGTTCACCACGTCACCGGCGCTCGGGCAGGCCGTCCCGCCGGTCGCCGTCTACGACGGGCCGGTGGTCACCGCCGCGGACGACAAGCTCATCCTGTGGGTCGGCGTGCAGGACCCCGACTCCGACGGCGCCAGCGAGGCCGCCGTGTTCGAGCAGGCCCGCTCCGACCTCGGCCGCGCCACCCGCGACGAGACCAGCATCATCCGGTGCACCGCCGAGGCGTGGGCGGGCACCGACGACGCCCGGACCGTCCGCGCCGCCGCGTTCGCCATCCTCGCCGCCGCCGAGGGCATCGTCCGGTCCGACGCGACGAACTTCGGCGGCAGCGCGGCCCTCGCCGCCCCTGGGGTCACCGGCGGGGTCCTGCTGCAGAACAGCACCCAGCAGGGCGCGGTCGCCCGGGTAACTTTCGACGTCATCTTCCGCTCGTTCACCTAGGGAGACCGCATGACCGCTTTCACAACGCAGTCCCCGGGGCACGGGGGCGCTGTCATCACCCTCACCGCCCCCACCACGGGCGCGGTGGACACCGTCCCGACCGGGCCCGGCATCGGCCTGTGGGTCGTCGGCCCAAGCTCGGCGTCGGCGACTGTGGCGATCCCGCTCCCGAACGTGGACGGCACGCAGACGGTGACGCCCCGCTCCACGACCATCGCCACGGCCACCTCCCAGCTGATTCCGCTGCCGTCGAGCGTGTACGGGAGCGGGCCGGTGACCTTGACCTGGTCCGGCACCCTGACCGCGTGCGTGGTGGCGGTGATCTCGATCCCATGAGCGACGCCGTCGTGTACCACCCCGGCACCGAGGCCATCGTGGCGGTCCCCGAGGAGTCGGTGCCGCACCTGCGGATGTCCGGGTGGCTGCTGCTGTCCGAGCACCAGGCGAACCAGGCGCAGGCCGCGGAGCGCGAGCAGGCCGCCGCCAAGACCGCAGCGAAGAAGGACAAGGAGTAGGCCGTGGTTGCCACACCCATCGGGGCCTCGGCCCGCTACATCCCGGAAGGCACGACCCGCTACAACTGGCTGCCCGCCTGCGCGAACTACAACTCGCCGACGCGGGCGGAGATCAACGCGGGCACGGACCTGACTCCTGAGATCGCCGCGACCGGCAACTGGGGGATCGTGTCCGCGTCGATCGACGCGCCGGACCTGGCGACCACCTTCACCGCGCAGATCGGCGGCAAGGTGACGGTGGACGGCCCCACCATCGACATGTACGCCGACTCCACGTCCACCGACGTCCGCACGCTGCTGCCCCGCGGCACCAATGGCTTCATCCTGAAGCTGCCTGAAGGGGACGTTGCCGGGCGAAAGTGTGACGTTTTCCCAGTTAGGGTACTTGCACAGGCAAAACCGACAAACTTCACCAACCCATCCGTGATCCAACTCTCCTTCGCTCCGACCCGCAACCCGGCAGAGAACGTGGTGGTGCCGGCCTGATGCCGCACGCTGACATCCGGGTTGACCTGAACTCCCGGGGCGCGACCCTGCGGACCATCGCCCGCGAACTGCGGGACATGGACGACGCGAAGGTCACGGGCCTGTTCCGGCGGCGGATGGAGGACGCGGCGCGGCCGTTCCCGCTGCGGGTGCGCCGGGCCGTGCTGGCGATCCCGGTGACGGGGAAGAAGCAGACGGGGCTGCGGGCGCGGATCGCGCTGTGCGCGGGGACGGCATCGTGGGTGCGGGGCCGGACGGCCAGTGTGGCGGTCGAGATGAACCCGAGGCTGATGCCGCCGGGGGAGATGTCGCTGCCGCTGATGATGGAGGGCGCGAAGCGGTGGCGGCACCCGGTGTTCGGGGACCGGGAGAACTGGGTGACCGAGCCGCCGCACCCCTATTTTCAGGTACCGGTCCAGCCATTCGGCCGAGCCGCCGGTGAAGCACTGAAAGCGGCGCTAGAGGATATCACCAGGCAGATCAATGGGTGATCTTGCACCGTGCGCCTTCACGCTTGCTGTTATTGCATGAGTGGCACAGGGTCTGGTAGCCCGGCGGGAAGTTGTTCTTGATCAGCCACGCATAGAACTTGGCGCCGGCCTTCCGGCTGTTGCCGAACAGTTCCCTGCGGTGCGCGGCACCATCACCGGCAATGTGATCGATTGTTAGGTTCTCGGACGTGCCGCAGCAGGCGCAGACCTCACCGTAATGCGCGAACACGGTGGGTCGGAGGTTCTGCTCCCAGCGGCGGACACGCTCCTTAGCCGCCTCCGGATTCGCCTCGTAGTACAGGTGCATCCGCGCCAGAACTCGCGCGCGGTTGGCCTGGTAGTAGCGGCGATTGCACGCTTTACACACGCGGGCCTGCCCGTCGCAGCTGCTGGCGTCGCGGCTGAACTCGCTGAGCGGCTTGACCTCACCGCACTTCTGGCATCGCTTCAAACGGCTTAGCCTTCCCGGCTGCGGTAGACGGCGGCCATCATCTCGGCGTGCTGCAGCCGCTCAACCTTCCGGCGGCGCTCTCCGCGCCGGATGAGCCGGTAGGGGACCAGCCAGAGGCCGAAGACCGCGTACCAGCAGAGCACGGCGGCCCACCAGGCGAGGGTGAGCAGGATGACGCCGGTGATGGTGGCGGCGCGGGCTGCGGTCATCCAGCCGGTGCCGTGTGGGTAGGCGGCGAGTTTCCATGCCCGCGCGGCGGCGCCGGCAAAGCTCATGGGTGCGCTGACGACCACCCGTTCGCTTGGCAGTTGCGGGGGGACTGGTGCTAGCTCGTTCATGACGGATCTTCTTCCGTTAGTGCGCGGCGCAGGAGAATGCTGATCGCTGCGGCAAGCGAAACGCCGCGCGATTCGGCGTAGGCGCGGACGCCACGCATCAGTGCCTCGTCCACCCTGATGTGGATGTCTTCCTTCATGACCCTCACGGTACCGCTGCGGTACCACATTGGGAAGGGACCAAAGCCCTATGCGCCTGTCCAAGGAAGACATCCTTAAGGCCGAGGACCTCGGCACCGAGGAGGTCGACGTGCCCGAGTGGGGCGGCTCGGTCCTGGTGCGGGGGATGACTGGCGCCGAGCGGGACGCGTTCGAGGTGGCCGGGCGGGACCAGCGCACCGGCCAGCGGCGCCCCGACGCCCTGAGCAACGTCCGCGCCAAGCTCGTCGCCCGGTGCGTCGTGGACGACGACGGCACCCGGCTGTTCACCGACGCCGACGTGGCCGCGCTGGGTGAGAAGTCCGGTGCGGCGATCGACCGGGTGTTCGCCGTCGCGGCCCGCCTGTCCGGGCTGGGCGAGGAGGACCAGGAGGAGATGACGCGGGATTTCGGGCTGGCGGATGGCGCCGGTTCACCTTCGAGCTTGCCGCCCGGCTCGGCAAGACCGTCGAAGGGCTCCTGAGCGAGGTGTCCAGCGCCGAGCTGACGGGGTGGCTGGCCCTGTACCAGGCGGAGGCCGCCGAGCGCGCGGAGGCCAATGCCCGGCAGCAGCCCGGCCTGGGGCACTGATGGCGAGCATCCAGTACGTGGTCAACGCCGTTGACAGCGCGTCGGGGGTGTTCGCGAAGATCGCCGCGTCCGCCGACGGCCTGGACAGGCAGCTGGCGGACCTGTCGAAGCGGGTGGCGACGCCCGAGGTGGACCTGAAGGACGCCAAGTTCACCCTGGGCATGGTCAACGCGGCCAAGCGGCTGGACAAGCTGTCCGCGATGGTCGCCGACCCGTCGGTGGACGTGGACACCGGCAAGGCGCAGCTGGAGATCCTGAAGATCACCGCGATGCTGGACCGCCTCGACGCCAAGCACGTCGATGTGGGCGTGGGCGTGGGAGGCGCCGCGGCTGGCGGGGGCGCGCTCGGCCGGTTCGGCAACCTCACTGGGGCGTTCGCCGCGCTGCCCACGCCCGCGATGATCGGGGCGATCGCCGCAGCCATTGCCGCGCTGCCGTTCGTCGCGCAGGCCGCCGCCGGGGGAATCGTGGCCGCGCTCGGCGGCGCGTTCGCGGGCCTGGGCGTCCTCGCCGCGTCGAAAAGCCAGGGCGTGCAGAAGTCCTTCCACGCCATGGCCGCGTCCATCGGCAACGACATGCGGTACAACATCGGCAAGCCGCTGGTCCCGGTGCTGGAAAACATCCTCGGCGTCGCCAGGCGGGTGTTCCACAACCTGGCCGGGACGTTCCACGACGCCATGCAGCTCATGGCACCTGACATCAAGGTGTTCGGCGACACGCTCCTGCGGAGCTTCAAGCAGCCCGCCGTCAAGCAGTCGATCCTGGACATCGCGTCCGCGTTCGGCGCTGTCCTGAGGGCCCTGGCGCCGCAGCTGCCCGGCGACATCAAGGACGTCGCGATCGGGATAACCCGGATCGCGAACACGATCAAGGACAACCCGCGGGCGTTCGCCGACCTCATCTCGTTCTTCTTCAAGGCCACCGGGTTCGCCCTGTCGATGGTGGCCGCGCTCGGCGCCGTGGCGAACTACGTCGAGAAGCACTTCATCCCCGCGCTGATGGACATCCGCAAGGGCTGGGACGAGGCGCGGCACCAGACGATGGTGATCCTCGATGGGATGCGGCACGAGGTCGCCCACGTGTGGGACCAGATTTTCCAGAACACCATCGGCACGGTGATCCGTCTCGGCCACAACATCGAAACCCAGTTCAACAGCATCCGGCACGGCATCGCCACCGCGTTCGACGACGTGCGGCACACGTTCGCCACCATCGGCCACGGCATCGCCACCGCGTTTGACTCGGTGCGCCATGCCCAGGGCCAGTTCGACGCATTCGGCAAGGACATCGCCGCCGTCAGGCACGTGATCCTGGCAGCGCTCGGTGACCTGCGGCACGGCATCGCCGTCGTCTTCGACGCGATACGGCACACCATCGCCACCGCCTGGGACCGGATCTGGCACGACACCACCGGCAGGCTGGCTGATCTCCGCCACGGCATCGCCGCGACGTTCGACGCGATCCGCCACGGCATCGCCGCCGCGTGGGACGCGATCTGGCGCAACACCATCGCCGCAGTGCGCAACGGCATCAGCGGCGTCGTGAACTGGTTCCGGGGGCTGCCCGGCCGGATCCTCGCCGCGCTGCGCAGCCTGGGCTCGCAGATGCTCGCATCCGGGCGCAATGCCATCAACCAGTTCTGGAACGGCCTGAAGTCCATCGGCGGCAGCATCATCTCCTGGGCGAAGAACTTCTTCGGCGGCCTGGTCAAGTCCATCGGGAAGTTCCTGGGCATGTCGCCGCCGCACCCGGGAAGCGCCTTCTTCGACCTGGGCGCGAACATGATGACCCACCTGGAAGCGGGCATCAAGAGCCGTGCGCACAAGGCCGTCGCGGCGGCGCGGGGCGTGGCGCACCAGGTGGCGAACGCGGGTGCCGGGGTGCAGCGGTGGGCGCCGCTGGTGCGCCGGGCGCTGGCCATGGAGGGCCTGTCGTCGTCGCTGCTGGGCAACGTGCTGTTCCAGATGCAGACCGAGTCCGGCGGGAACCCGAACGCGATCAACCTGACCGACTCCAACGCCCAGCACGGCGACCCGTCCCGCGGCCTGATGCAGACGATCATGGGGACGTTCCAGGCGTACCACTGGCCCGGGACGTCGCGGAACATCTACGACCCGCTGGCGAACATCGCCGCCGCGCTGAACTACGCGCGGCACCGGTACGGGCCCTCGCTGATGTCCGGCGGCATGGGCATCGGCTCCGGCCACGGCTACGAC